CACTAGCATCCTGTAGGGTAGCTAACATAGACGGGCTAGTGTCGTTCTGTTTAACGTAAAACTTCATTATGCAGCCTCATTAGCGTTTTCTACTATTACTTTGTTCGGGGTGTTAGATGTCAATACACAAAAGTTTATACTATTGACTGTTGTTACTGTATTATAAGACCTGTTGGATACGTGTACTGCACGACCTTGTGCTGCATTAAGGTATCCTATATCTACTACCGGACTACCTGTTACTACAGCAACCAAGGTTAGTTGGTGGGCTTGAGTGATAACGGATAGGCTTATAGTAGGTTCTTGAGATACTACACCATCGGCGTCTATGTTGTGCGTCTGGGTTATACTTGAGGGGCCAAGGGTAGGTTGACCTGTAGTAATGGGGAGGGCAATAGCACTTGTAACTTCAGATACAGTAGGCGAACCAATAACTGGAGGCCCTGCATTGATGTTATCAGCAGCTAGTGAATGGTCTTGAACCAAGCTTGACGGCTGAATAACAGGGAATCCTGTCGTCAAACCATTGGCTATAATAATTTGGTCTTGGGCTATGCTAGGTGTACCAACAACAGGAGCGCCTGTGGTGATATCTACAGCAACAATCCCAGCACCTTCAGAGGCACTCGCAGCGCCAATTACCGGAGCGTCTGTAGTAATACTAGCGGTAATCAGGGAATGTACTTGCGTAAAATCTGCCAAGTCTACCGTGGGTGAACCAGTAGTAATACCTAACAGGGAAATAGTTGTAACTTCAGATACAATAGGCACACCAACAGAAGGCGTTCCTGTAGTAATAGCTGTAAGTGCTAGATCGTGTCTTTGAGTTAGATCGGAAGCACCAACGGTAGGCTGACCAGTTGTGATAGCCGTGAGGCTTATGTCATGTTCTTGAGTTAAATCAGAATCACCAACGGTAGGGCTGTCTGTAGTAATACCTACACCAGTAAGAAGGTAAACAATCTCAGCAATAACCCCATCATCACCTAACGGAGCGGAGGCGAGAGGGGAAAATCCTAGCATGTCTTACTCCGGTTTAGTGGGCCAATCTACCGAGAACGGAAAGCCTTCTTGTGCAGTCACATCGCGTAACGCTTGGCGGTACGATGCCCAAGCTGGTGTCACCGTGTTGTCGCTCAAGGCCATCCAGTCTGTGTCTGACAGCAGGCGGTCACGCTTATTCCTGACGGCATCTTCTGCCTGATCCTGCGGCTTGTTCTCAACCGTGTAACCGATAACCCAGCGACCTGTCTTGTAAGTCTCGCCTGTATCTTCTTTGACCGCCGTCTCGTTGTTGTGAGGTTCAGGGTCACGCACAAGAACTTGTACAAGATTGTCGTGATCAGGCTGTGCCTCAGGCATCACATGGTAAATGCCATGACTTGCAAGGATTGCATCACCGATCTTCTTGGGGAAGCTGGTCTGCGGGTTGTCACGGCGAAGGTCTCCGAGCGTGTAAGGGAATTGCTCTACCTGTCCGTTTGTAGTTTTGACTAGCAGCATGATGCCTCCTTAGTCGGTTGAGTATTGGTAGATTGTGTCGTTTTGCGAGCCAACAACATACATCTTTGAGCCGTCAGATTTGAAGAACAAACCTTTTGGAACGTTGTCCTGAGCGGCTACAGAAAAGTTCTGAAGGTAGGAAGCTGAAGATATGTCCCAAGCAGTGCTCAGGTCATATTCGGTTACGTCATCTCCACTGGACCCAACAACATACATCTTAGTTCCATCGGGGTTAAAAGATAAATCTGATGGGCTTACTTCTTGAATGTTTACGGAGAAACTTTGCAAGAAAGCTGCGGTAGATGTGTCCCAAGCTGTGCTTAAATCATACTCGTTTACGTTGTCTACGTTAGGCCCAACAACATACATTTTAACTCCGTCAGGCTTAAAAAACACACCAGACGGGGCAGTTTCTTGTGCGGCAACAGAAAAACTTTGCAAGAAAGCTGCGGTAGATGTGTCCCAAGCTGTGCTTAAATCATACTCGTTTACGTTGTCAGAAGATCGACCAACAACATACAACTTGAGTCCATCAGACTTAAAAAATAACCCTTGTGGATTTGTTTCTTGTCCTGAAACGCTGAGTCTTTGCAAGAAAGATGCGGTAGATATGTCCCAAGCAGAGCTTAAATCATACTCTCCCACGTCATTCCCAGAATCACCAACAACATACATCTTGGTTCCATCAGGCTTAAAAAACAGCCCTTCTGGATTTAAATCTTCCCCAGCCACACTAAAGCTAACACTATCATAAGAAGCATTGGCTAGGTCTGGGTCTGTCCAGCCAGAAGGCTCAGGGCCAGCACCAGCAGAGCCAGCAGCCGCCATCTGCATCAGTCTAGCAACACTCATGCCATTGCCCCACCAGCGAGGAAGCCATAATACGTTGTCCCACCATCCTGCGTGTAGAACGAGTAGACATTCGTAGCGCCGCTGGCAGGGGCCGTAGGAGCCGTGCCACCAGCCCAGTCAACCGAGGCAGGCCAAGTCACAGTCACCGTCGCAGAGGGTGTTACCTTGAGCGTGAAGCCATAGGCAGTGCCAGAGGCAGGTGGGTTACTGAAGACGTACGTTTGGCTTGTAGCAGGTGCATCCGAAAACACGTTGCCAGTGGACAGGTCGAGGGTGCTTGAGGTAATGTCACCGACTGTTTCACCAGAAGGTGCTGCTTCAAAGAAACCCTTTGTATAGTCGATGACAATGCTCATTATACCGCAACGCTCCCGTTCATGTCGTCCTGTGTCATCAACCAAGCGTAGCACTTGTCGAGGAAGTTATCACCAGAGGATACTTCAACCTCAGCCAAGTCAGCATGGTAGCGGCGGAAGTCCACCTCACGGGTGTCATCATCAGGTGTGCCAGTGGCGTAGCCAGCGACATCAATCATCACTGTGAACTTGGGGCCACCCTCACGCATACGGGAGATAGCTGCAGTGACAATACGGAAGTAAGCACCAGCAAACGGGGTGCCGTATTGACTGTTAGTCAGGTCGATTTTAATAGCCATTAGTATGTCACCTCCGAGGTGTTGATTGTTGCAACCCACCGGATGTTTGTGGCTGCTGCACCTGTGACTTCGATCTTGAGGCCACCGTTGGTCGTGTCAGCCGAGAGCGTCATGCCCCATGCTGGAGTGTTGTCCAAGACAGTTGTAGCAGAGTTGACCAGCACTGTCGTCCCTGCCGAACCTTCCCTACGGATCAAGCCTTCAACCTTCCATGCTGCACATGCAGTGCCTTGAGAGGCTTGCTGACGGGCTACGATGGTGCCGTGGAAGGCGTAGGCAGAGTTGTTGGGGAGGATGACTTGAATTACACTCAACAAACTGGCGCTGTTAGTGGTCGTCATAGCTTCAGGAGTGGCATCAGTCGTATCAGAGCGCAAGACAACAACGCCTGTTTGGGCGTCCCCCGCTACAGAAAACCTACCGCCCGCATAAGCGTACTTTCCCCTAATAACAGAAGAAGCGTTGCTGCCGAGGGCAACAGAATAAAGTTGAGAAGCGACACATTGCAGCCCAATAGCTACGGTACTGTTGCTCGTAGATTGAGTTTGACTGCCAATAGAAACACTGCTAGATGCTGTGGCGTTCGTGGTTGCCCCTATAGATATACTTGATGATCCTGATGCGCCATAGCCGGTACTATTACTACCAATTTGAACCGCAAAAGAACTTTCATTCCCCGCCCTAGAGTTTCCAACAGAAAACGATCTTGCGCCTGATGCAATCCCCCTAGAATCACCGATAGCTACAGCATCAGTCCCTGTGGCAGTAGGTGACAATGTACTGCTTGGGTTCTCAGCATACAACTCAAGAACAGGCGGAATGTCCTCAGCCGTAGCCGAGACATACACCACAGCAGAGCCAGTCAGGTTCAACGCAGCGTCAGCATTGGAACTCTCGCTGACAGTCCGCGTCAGGGTTCCAGCAGAGTAAGTCCCAGTTCCGATTTCCCAGTCAGTACCGTCTTCAATGACATAGCGAACTACATCAGTATCAACGACACCAGCATCAGCAAAGGATTGATATCCGCTCTCGGCAGAACCAAGAGTTAGTGTGCCTGTGCCTGTGGTGGCGGTGGCGACTTTGGCTCTATTTACGAGAG